TGACGCGGGTGAACAACCCCCCGCTAACGAGAGCAAGCCCGAGCCGGGCGAGCCGTCGTCTGACGATGCGCCAACGGAAGACGACGAGGACAAAACCAAGCCGAAGAACTTCGACGCGCCCGAGGCCGCGAAGCAATTCGTCGAGGCATTCAAGCAACACATCCAAGGAGTGTGAAAAGATGACTCGCCAGCAGCTCACAGAGATGGTCAAGGCACTTGGTCCGGAGGTCGCGCGGGAGCTGATCGATGCCGCCTCCCGAAGCGCCCCCGGGCGCATGGGTAGAGGCAGGGCGACGCACGAAGGCAGCGTCTACGCGAGCGTCGCGAACTTTGGCGCGTTCACGAAGAGCGTCATCGCCGTGGGTCGCCGCACGGGCGCGGGCGAGCTGCTCGAAGCCGCGAAGCGCTTCGGCAATGCCGACACGCAGAAGGCGGTTCAGCTCAGCAAGTTCGACTCGGCGGGCGTGCTCGTGCCCGTCCAGCAGAGCGGCGAAGTGATCGAGTTCCTGCGGCCCGAGGCGGCCCTGCTCAAGCTCGGCGTGCGAACCCAGCCGTTCAAGGGCGAGTTGCACATGGGCAGGCAGACCGGGACTTCTGTCTTCAAGTGGGTTGGCGAGGGGGAGACTGTCCCGAGGAGCGCACCGAAGTACGGGAAGCTCGTGCTCAAGGCGCACAAGGGGATGGTCCTCACCGACGTCAGCAACGACCTGATGCGCATGCCGGGGGTCGGTGACGCGGGCGTCGGTGAGGACATCCGCGCGACGGTGGCCGATGGTCTGGACGAAGCCGGGTTCAACGGCGACGGGACCGGGGCCGCTCCGAAGGGGCTCTTCGCTCAGCTCGACGGCGGGAACACCTTCGCGAACACTGGCACGACCGCGGCTGACTACCTCGCCGACATCGACAAGGCGGTCGAGCTGCCCATGATCTCGCATGTGCGGATGGGCACGGCTGCGTGGGCTATCCACCCGACGCGCGCCACGGCGCTGATGCAGCTCAAGGACACGGGGATCTTCGTGTTCCGTCAGGAGATGCTCGACAAGGGCACGATCCGGGGCTTCCCCTTCGTGATGACGACGCGCGTCCCCGTGACGAAGATCGTGTTCTCGGCGGACTGGCGGCAATTCATCTACGGGATCGACGAGGATCTGATCCTCTCCGAGCACGACACCCGCGCCGAGCACGACGAGACGACCATCCGCGCGATCGTGAAGGGCGACTTCAAGCTGCGTCAGCCGAAGGCGTTCAGCTCGATCACCTACTAACCCATCGGCGCTACCGGGGCAGCTCGCACAGTGCATGCGGAAGAGCTGCCCGCGCTCGAAGCTGGCCGTCCTGGCTTCGAGCGGCTCGGGGTCGAGTGGGTGCCGGAGACCGCGCAGCCCCTCAAGCGCGGCAAGCTCCGCCTGATGCACGGTCACGTCTGGCATCGAGTCCAGGAGACGGGCACATGCACGGGCCCCGACGCCCCGTAGAAGACGAGGCCCGCTTGCTCGTGGCTCGTGGAGCACGGCATTTAATCGCTCGCTCTAGCGGGGGGCTGCTTGGAGACACTCCCCAACCGGCTGGTGGATCTGGGCCACTTCAAGTGACCGCACGCATTTAGATTTCAGGCGATTACTTTCAGTGTCCGGCAGAGCTGAGAAGAGGCGCTAACCATCCGGTGAACCTCAGCACGTCATCGGACGGGTTGCACCGGCTGGTGTTGGGTCCCCCCTCTCAGCAAACATACCGGCACCACCGGAAGGACAACCGGAGTCCCGAGTCATGACGTGGTTTGATTCCCCGAGCAGCGCGAATGAGGTTGCCCTGGCGCAGACAATCGCAGGAAAGAAAAGCCGCGTCGGCCGACAGGCGGGTCTCGTTTCTCGCATCATGCACGCGCGCCGCATCGCGGACAGCGTAGCAGCGCGCAACCTGTCTTCGGCGAAGTGCCCGGACTTCCTGCGCGCAGTATGCCGGATGCACAGGGCCGATGTGCACGTGAGCGATAGGTCGCACAAGGGCCGCACGGCTACGCCGGTTGGTTCGGAGCGCCCATCCATCCAAGTTGCGAGCGCGGACGAGTCTGCGGCTGATGGCGACCGGGCAACCCAAAGCCCCGACATAGGATCGTGTATTGGCCTCTGCTGGCACCAGGTCGGGACCTTGAGCACCACCGGTCGTATCCGAAAAACTGGACCCGTGCCGCACAAGGTACTTCACGGGCATGAGTCGTCACCGTGTTCGCATCTGCGGGCGTTCGCCCTCTTTTTACCTGTGCCGCGCTGCGAACTCGCGGATCCCCTCGATCATTCTGCGTACGTCTTCGCGTGCAAGGTTGGCTTGTCCAGGTCCGTGCGCTGCATCGTTGCGCAGCCCTCCCCAACTTGTTACCAGCTTGCTTTCCGTCGCGGAAATAATCTCGTTCCCAGCATTACGTGCTTGCGCAAGCGCTCTCTCGTAAGCCGTAATAGAGCCGTTTCCCTGCACAGTCAGCGCGTTTCGCCCGCAGAGGTGCTTGAGGAAAGACTCTAGCGCTCCTCCTGCGATGACCGTTGCCGCCGCAACGAAGTTACCCGCGAGCAGCGTGTCGGCTTGCTCAAGCAACTCTTCAACTGATTCAGCGCGAATCGTATCGATGAGCCTGGAAACTCGCCCTTCCTTCAGTTGGGCTCGCGCCGATTCGAACACTGCTCTAATAGTGTCAAAGGTGGTAATTACCCGCCACGCCCCTGGATGCCCTGCCTGCTCAAGGATAGTGTCCCATTTCTTCACCACGGCATGGCTAGATGGAAACACACTCTTGAGAGCTGAGTCCGCATCAGAAATCCACCGCGTGGCTTGGTCTTGGACGTACCACAGAGTTTCCTCCCTCTTCTTCCTGACTGGACGGTTCGGCCTGTTAATCCATGGCTCGCCTTGGGCTTGGTCGTCATGCTGGGGCACTTCCAACTTTGCTGGCTGCTGTTGGGCAATATGGTCGAACCATGCAATCGCCTCGGCTAACTTCATCTTTGCGTCCTCTCCAGAAGAACCGCGAGAACTTCTTCCCGACGTCACCTGCCGCATCTATCTGCCGCGCGCCTTCGCCCTAGCTTACGCTCACGCGCTCACGTTGGCACCAGCCACCACTTGGAGCATAGCTGGGAGTCCGGGACAAATGACCAAGCAGTGTTAGCTGGGAATGTGTGCGTCGAGGTGGTTTCGCACTCGGCTGCTTCCCCCCCGGCTCCGATTTTCTACCGTGGATGGGTCGAGACCTTGCTCGGAGGTCACACACGCTGAGAAAATTTCCAAAAAATCTCGCGGGCCCGTGGCGATGTGTTCACGCCGGAGGCTGGATTCTGAACGCATTCACCGTGAGGCCGCGCCCGCGCGTGTCCCGTCCCATTTTGGGGTGGCCGGGCGATGGTTTTCACACGAAACCGCCGACTAGGCGAAACCGCCCCCGTAACCGGCTGGATGCCGCTGCGTCGGCTACGGGCAGAGCAGCCACAGCCCGCCACGCTCCATGGTCCCGAGGTGCCGCTGCCCGCCCTTGGCACCGCACCCGCCCGAGCGTCGGCTACCGCGCTCCTGGACCTCCTCCACAGGCCCGCCGTGCCGTCTCTCGCGTCTGGTGACTCCACTGCCCGGCTTTTGCCCGGCCAGCAACCAAGCGCGCCCCAACAGACGCCGACGCCTTTTCCGCAGGCAGCTCCGCCGAATCCGTAAAGGGTGGTTGAGCCATCGCTGAAAACCGCACCCATTTAAACAAGTGCAGACAAAGGGAAGCCGAAGAGCTTCGACGCGCCCAAGGCCGCGAAGCACTTCGCCGAGGCGTTCAATCAGTACATCCGAGGAGTGTAAAAAGATGACTCGCAAGCAGATAGAAGAGATGGTCAAGGCGCTTGGTCCGGAGGTCGCGCGGGAGTTGATTGATGCCGCATCCCGAAGCGCCCCCGGCCGCATGGGTACAGACAGGGCGACGCACGAGGGCAGCGTCTACGCGAGCGCCGCGAACTTTGGCGCGTTCACCAAGAGCGTCCTTGCGTCGGGCCGCCACGCGAGCGCGACAGAGCTGAGCGCCGCCGTGAAGCGCTTCGGCAATGCCGATGTGCAGAAGGCGGTTCAGCTCAGCAAGTTCGACTCGGCGGGGGTGCTCGTGCCCGTCCAGCAGAGTGGCGACGTGATCGAGTTCCTGCGGCCCGAGGCGGCCCTGCTCAAGCTCGGTGTGCGAGCCCAGCCGTTCAAGGGCGAGTTGCACATGGGCAGGCAGACGGGGACTTCGGTCTTCCAATGGGTGGGCGAGGGGGAGACCGTTCCGAGAAGCGCGCCGAAGTATGGGAAGCTCGTGCTCAAGGCGCACAAGGGGATGGTCCTCACCGACGTCAGCAACGACCTGCTGCGCACGCCGGGGGTCGGTGACGCGGGCGTCGGTGAGGACATCCGCGCCACCGTGGCCGATGGCCTCGACGACGCTGGCTTCAACGGTGACGGCACGGGCGCCGCGCCGAAGGGTCTCTTCGCGCAGTTCGACCCGGCTCAGGTCTTCGCGAGCACGGGCACGACCGCCGCGGCCTACCTGGCCGACATCGACAAGGCGGTGGAACTGCCCATGATCGCGCATGTTCGCATGGGCACTGCGGCGTGGGTCATTCACCCAACCCGGGCGACCGCGCTGATGCAGCTTCGTGACACGGGTATCTTTACCTTCCGCAATGAGATGCTCGACAAGGGCACGATCCGGGGCTTCCCCTTCGTGATGACGACCCGCGTCCCGGTGACGAAGATCGTCTTCTCGGCGGACTGGCGGCAATTCATCTACGGGATCGACGAGGATCTGATCCTCTCCGAGCACGACACCCGCGCCGAGCATGACGAGACGACCATCCGTGCAATCGTGAAGGGTGACTTCAAGTTGCGCCAGCCGAAGGCGTTCAGCTTGATCACCTACTAACCCGACGGGACGGAGGTAGGCCGGGCGACTGGAAGAACGAGCCGCGCGGGGCCTATCTCCCGTCCTCGGGCGGGTCGCCTCCTACAGCATGACGCTCGTGGGAGGCGCGTTCGTCTGGGCGGCAAGGAGTACCGCCCACGTGCGCCAAGTGATGATGTGCTCTTTGAAAAGCCCATACATGTAGGGAACCCGTTTGCCATGTTTTACAGGTTTATGTTCCCTCCTTGGTAAGAAGACAGACGGGTTGTTGTTCCCAATTTGGTAATAGGGGCCTTCCATCGCATGGGGGCCCTGTGTTACCTAATCGCGCGTAGCGTCCCTTACCTAACTGCACGAGGTTCCCATGCCTGCCGAGTTCTACACTCTGCGGTTCTGGATTCGTATTGCCTTTGAGAGAGTGCGCTCCCCTCGCGGCTTGGCTGTCGCCCTGGCTTTGCTGGTGGCTATCGGTCAACCCGCTTGCGCCAGTCAGCCGCCGCTGGCCCTCGCCTCTACGCGGGACACGCTGGCGGG